CAGAGATCATTGATGGAACGTTCTTTCTTCAAGAACAGGCCTGCCAACAGCGGCTGCGGTAAAATACCTCGTTGTTGAGCAATACGCAGAATTACATTGTAAGCGTCATCAGGGTGCAACTCCTCAGAAGGAGTGCCCTCTATCCAATGACATTTTGAATTCAATGCGACATCTGGTACTAGAGTGGTCCACTTTTTTGAATCACGTTCATGCTTCTCCCTCCAACCTTCCTCGACAAACGAACCCAGTTCGATCTCGCGACGTTTGATTATATAATCAACGTTCTTGCGACGATCCTTCAGGGCCCATAAACCGAGATGGGAAGGTGGATAGTGAGAAAATGAAACGTCTTCTCTCCTCAGGCAGATCTTCTGGGCTCTTTCACACATCTTATAGGTCCGACTATCCTTTCTCTTTTTTTGAGAGGGTATAGGACTGACAATTTGTGAAAAAGAACCTTTGAGCAACTTCAAACGATCTTGGTAACTTACCCGACGATCGAAAACACGTTGAGCACTTTCGTACCCAACCAGTTTTCCCATCTTCAGGCTAGGAACCATGGAAAGACCAGTAGGGGTCGGTCTCAAAAAGGTACTGTTTACGGTAGCGAATTCCGTCGAAACGAAATTCTTACCAACAGACTTTTTGAAGCCAACCGCTTTGATCATTCGTTCCCAATAACCGACAAGTCCTAGGTCAGGGGTGGTGAATAATAAATCATCACCATTGATCATCATAGGTACCTCGTCGAGCTTGTAAGGAACTCGATAGAAACGTTCAAAGGCCGAGCGGCATATAGCCGCGTTGATCACGCACAGGATAGGAAAAGAAACCATGCAACCCATCAGCTGTCCATTCGTCTGTCGAATGGGTCCAGGAACACGATAACCGATCTCCTCTGGATACGATATGCGTTCCGCACATAGACTCTCCTTCATGTATTGATACAACTCGGGGTCAGACGTTAAAGTCTGAGCAACCCTGAGAGTAGCATCAAGATGGAGAAGGTCCGTAGCGGAACTGTAATCGGCACTCACGAAATAACCACCCATAGGGAGCCTTTGTAAAAGGGC